TTATGTCTTGCATGAATACCAGAGGCTGCATCTACCAACTGACTTACTGTACCAGATGGTTTAACACAAGTAACTGCTACAGACTGATTGATACCAATCTTCTTTGCAAACTCTTCGTTAGTTTTAACTGCTTCATCTCGTAGGTCTTGTAACATGGATGGTAGCTCATGACTTGAACCTTTACCATTGAGAAGTTTGTTGTCCATAATACCAGTAAGAGAGACTCCTAAAAGTCTCTCTTCTTCGCAATTGTTTCTCCAGACTGATGATACGTACTTGAAATTCACAAGAGTTGATTGAATTGTACCAAGAATAGTGGCAAGTCGCACTTTCTCCATAAGTGTCTCTCTAGTATCTGTAGGACGCACCACAACTTCTGAAAGATTACAAAACTCTCTACTACGCAAAATAATTTCTGAACATGGGTTTGTTCCAAAATCCTGTTCTGAATCTCTACGACCATTCTTTGCAGCTTGTTTCATCGCACTTTCACGATTAAAAATACCACGTTCACCAGACTTTGACTCATAAAGAGACTTCCACTCATCCATAAATGTACCGATATCTGGTTTCTCTGTGTAACAAGCAGAGTTATTTGCCAATGCACGTTGTGGTTCCGTATTCCACCATTGTCCCGACTTTGCGGCTCTCATACGGTCATCAGAGAGGTTTGAGAGACTTATGAGGGCGCTTCTTCTTACACCCCCCACTACAACTACCTCTGCAATCTTACAAACTAGGTCATGACATTCGATAGAAGATAATTTACGGCCAGGTGCATTTTTAAAGATATTTACTGCAAAATTGAATAGAGATTCCAGTGGTTCTGGGCCTGACGCTCGACCACCAAATGTTTTGAGAGGAGAACCAGCAGGCCGTACTTTTGATAAATCCCAACGAGGAATCTGACCAACATATAACATTGCAATAAGTTCTTTAAGTCCCTTGGCCCAACCAAGCTTGGAATCTGCAACCGTGATAGTAGTTTCTGTGTGATGAAAGTCATCTGCAACATGAGGTAGTTGTGCAACGTGCTGACGTTCTACACTAAATCCTACACCAGTTCCATTCATAAGAATGTAAAGGATTTCATCAAACGCATGAACACGATTGACTGCAATGTAGGAACAATTATACCCAGCAATGTTCTCACGTTTCAGTGCTTCACCAGCTGTCATAAGACAACGCATTGACGGCATCACTTTTAAATCTAGAACAGCATCTTCTAGTTCTTTTCTTAGACTGTCATTTAGATTAAAGTTGTGTAATTCTTTTAAATGTCCTTTGAAGAAATCAAAATACCTTGCAACCGTTTCATCCCACGTTTCCCTTCTTCCTTTATCCGGCAACCAACGTGAATATCTTGATAGGTGAATAAACTCTTGGTAGGGTGTAGGTAAGTAATTACTGGGCATTTATCTTTCTCCATGTTGTGAAACGTATCTTTGCTGATACGGTTTGGAATGTGTTTTCTTTTATTATCTTCTGTATCTCTTCTTTTGTATATCCACCAAGTATCATATCATTAATGTCTTTGTGTTCCATACTCTCTGGCCATAAACAAATTTTATGACCTTGATTTATAGTTTTTTCTATCTGTTTTAACAACTCCTTATTTCTAGGTTCATTATCAAAGACAACTGTAAAGTCACAATTCAAACTAGGCATATCTGCACCAGCAACTGCAATACAGTTATCTAAAAATAAACTATCAAGAGGGCCTTCGACAACATATATAGGTTCTTTCTTATTGACCTTATTCAGACCAAAAATCTTATCTCTATCCTGTAATTTAATAGTTAGATATTTTGGTTTTTCATCTCCAAAGGCTCTTCCTTGATATGCAAATATTTCTCCTTCTTCATCTCTAAATGGTATCAACAACCTTGGGTGATCACCATCCAAGGAAGGAAACTTATTTGGTATTAACTTATTTGTAAACTTATAAAATTCGGGACAGAGAAATAAATCTTTGTAAGAGTCTTTAGGTAGTTTTCTTTCTTCAACAATTTTTCTAGCAGGATGGTCATTGGAAAGTTCTGATATTGATTTGAGTGTTTTAACAATTGACTCAGAACTTGGTTCCAGTTTTTTCCTTTTTGAAGATTTATTTTTGTTGAATACTGGGGCATTAAATTTAAACTCTGGTTTTGGTGTGATCGTGTCACACCCTGTTTTATATCTCTCCATTATATAGTCTTTGTGAGTATTTGAGTCTACGTGTTCAATTAATTTACCAAGAGTAGCCCCCACTCCACAATTATGACATTTATAGAAAAGGTCATTCTTCTTACGAAATACGAAACCTCGAGCCTTTGTACGAGACTTTTGAGAGTCTCCACAATATGGACAACGAAAGTTCCAAAGAAAATCACCCTTCTTCTTGAACTGCTGAAGATAGGGTGATATAAGATTCACATACTTTACATCAATATAACTTTGCATAGTACATACTATACATGATTAAAGTTAATTTGTCAAGAGACTTATACCTCTGTGGTACTTAAAGCACCACCATTAGCAACAACAATTCTGTATTCTGTACCATCTGGAGATGTTAGTATCACCCCTTCTGAATTTCCTGTTCCTACTTTTGCATCACCTGTTACACTCACTCCAGAAGTAGTAGTGGTAAATTTCTGTGACCCATTAAAATATAAATCTACACTAGAATTAACATTACATTCAATATATTTCTCGCTACTATCTTCTCTTGCAAGCTTAATTACATTACCACGAATCCTTAAATCACCACCACTATTTTTCATAAAGGTATGAGAACCCCCATGCCATATCTCAAAATCTTTATTATCTCCAAATTCTAGTCGAGTATTATTAAATAATTTTAAATCACTTGTAGAATGATCCCATCTCATATTAGTATTATTGCCTGTAAAAACTACATCGTCATCTGAAAAAGTTGTTACTCCAGTAACACCTAGTGTACCATTAATCGAAGCATTTCCTGTTGTTTGTAAAACTCCTGTATGAACAATATCACCTGTAGGTGAAGGAATGGCCGTTGCTGTTTTATTTTCTTGTTGTATACTACCACCTTCATCTGTACCACTACTGTCTGTTGCGTTTAAAATAATTTCATCGCCAGAGTGATCTTCATTTGAAATACCAGCGTTCATATCAGGATCAGCAGCCTCATATTTTCCAGTAACATCATTGTACATAAGAGTAGTTTTATGACCACGATTACTGTCATCAACATCATCTAAATCTGATAATTGAACAGCACCACCGCCACCGATAGTTCCTATTTGTTCTTGGATTCTACTAAGGAATAATCTATAATGATCAGTTAACTGATCAACTGTTACAAACTTTTTTTCTAATGGAGCTAAAGGATCACTGTCAGATATTGTGGCTATCTCATCAAGAAGTCCTTCATTTATAACACCCACCTTCTCTTCAAGTTCATTTAAATACTGACGATCCTTCTTTCTATGATAATCAACCTCTTTAACGAGGTTTTCATACTTGTCGTACCAGTACTCTGCTAATTCATTTTCTTTTGCTTTTCTAATATCATCTTCTTTAGAACCACTAGTACGTGGGGATAATCCCAAACCACCTTCAGAGATGGGAGTTGATTTGACAGATTTTTTCTGTCTTGGATTAACTTGTCTAATTTTATCACTAATACTCATCTAGGAAAACTCCATAAATTTGTGTAATAGAAATCCTACTACAATGGAGCCACCTATGAGAACGTGTCTCCATTTCTCCATGACTCCTATTCGACCACTCAATTCCTCTCTTATTTTTTGAATTTCTTTATTTTGTTCGGCGTGTTGTGCAGCTGCACTAACCATAATCTCTTTGGTATTTGTTGTAACTCTAGAGTGTAAATCATCTATTTTTACTAAAAGTTCTGATCTACGAGATTCTATCTGCTTTTCTAGATCGTAACTTGACTCTTCTTGTCTTGAAAGTTTTTCTTCGTGAACTGCAAGCATACGATTGATGCAGTTGGAAACATCGGTTAACTTATCAATGGCCACATCGAGTCTACCATGAATAGATTTGATATCCTCTATATCACGTTTGATTAATTGTACCTCTGTTTCCAACTCTGACATCTTTTAGCTCTGTTTCAATATTGACCAAACACCCCAGGCCAATGCACCCCAAACAATAACTTTTGTGAGGGGTATTGCAAACCAGATTACAGCAACTGCTGCTGCAACCACGATTGCTCCTTGATGACTAGACGCTTCTTTAATTCGATTTGCTATCCAATCGCTCATTTAGTTCTCCTTTTCTAGTTTCTGTATCCTAGCTTCTAAATCGTCAATTTTCTTACTGACATTCGGATATTTTGTTTTCCAATTTTCCTCATCTTGTAAAACCTTCAAACCTAATTTTTTAGAAGCCCATGTCGAAACATCATCAACCTTCTTATAGAACCATACACCAAGTTTTGTGTCTGAAAACCAGCTGTCTGCAGCGTTTCCTAAAACACTTCCTGCTATTGTAGATATTAACCAAAACCACATTTTAATATCCAAGCAATGTTAAATATTTAATGATAAGAGAACAACCAGAGGTAGACAAAACCACCAATCCTAGTGCAGCTATTATAGACAGTTTACGCATCTTTTACTTCACAGTTGTCGCATATACAATTTTTGCAAACTTCTATTTCAGTGCCAGACCTATCTACATCTTTTCTTAAAGGTACACCACAGTGAGATTCATGACCACAATTTTTACATCTAACCATTTTACTTCGCCGACCAACGTCCGAATAATCGGACTGCCCAGTATGCTGGGTACATTTTCCAGAAAGGAACTTTTGGGTCAGCAGACTTCATACCTAACAAGAATATTTTGTCAGACAGAACCTTTGCTGCTTTCCATTTCCAATACCAATTACTACTCATACCGTGACCCGAAGCATAGTACAATCTAAGTTTTGCATAGAGATGATCGTGAATAATAGCAGCACGAGCGACATCCCAAGGCGAAATCAATGCCCATATAATTCTTGGAGTAGACGCAAGGTCTGTTCTCATTCCTTTTGTGCAAGTAATCATACCCGAATCTTTGACGTTTGCTCCAACATCTTTGAGCAATTGAATCTGATCTTTAGTAAGGGAACCCTCTCTAAAGCCTAAATCCTCTTCTAACTTCCAAGTTTTAGGCGGAGTAAACTCTGCCGTTATTTTATTAGTGAAACTTCCCATAAATTTCTCCTACAATTGTTTATTAAGTTCTGCAATCATATGAGCTTTAGTTTTTCTTCTATCTAAAATAATACCTCTTTCTTCCGCCCACTCATCTAAAGCTTTCTTTGACATCTTTTTAAAATCTGGAAGTTCAACTTCTTCCACATCTTCATACATATGCACTTCTTCTTCATGTGTGTGTGGCTCGTCACCACCTTCATGGTCATGTATTGTACCATCTTCATGATGATGATGAGGTTCATCACCACCTTCATGAGAATGAACTGTTCCATCATCGTGTTCATGCTCATCTTCATGATGACCATCTTCGTGTGGATGAGAATGAACAGTACCGTCATCGTGTTCGTGTTCATGTTCGTGTGTGTCAGATTCAATATCTAATTCTAACTCTGGTTCTGGTACTCCTAAACTTCCCATATAATTTTCAAAGTTGGTTTGCTCTTGCGAAGATGTTCCCCACTCTGTTATAGTGCAGTCACCCTTTTCAACATCAGATTTAATTACTGCATCAGATACTTTTGCAATGATAGATTTTCTATCTGCATTTTTATTTCTAATCTCAACTCCCATTTCTGAAGCTATATCAATTAGATGAGAATTGGTGTACTTGGCATCACTGTTCCACTTTTCAATGATATCCCATTTTACTTTTGCATAACTTGTCATTTCTTCACCTTTTCCTTTTCTCTAGGCTTAATTGCCTCTTCATAGTAAATAATAATCTCTTTTTGTTGTTCAATGTATCTTTTTATTTCTGCCATGTTTAATGCGAGTGTTTCGTAATCTCTTACACTTAATACATACGCAACTAAAGGATCACCGTTTTCTTTTTGAAACTTCTCTTTAAACTCTTTAAAATTCTCTTCCGTAACAACCCACCATTTCATAGTGGTGTTCATTGTAATAGGTTGAGGACGGTTTTGTTTAGGTATGTTTCTTTCTACCTCTACCGTCTGAACTTCAATTTGTGTAAGTTTGGGCCAAGACCAAGAACTGCAACCACTAATTACTAGGGATAGCAGTAATAGACTCGAAACTTTCAAGCACTTCTTTAGATGCATTGTTTATCTTCCTTTCCCAAACTGCTGGTTCTTCAGCACTTAACTTAGTAAGATTTATCTTTCTTAACTTACTTAGTAGTTGGTTCTTATATTTATTCGCATTAACCAACTTAGTTTGTAGTTCACTATTTAGTTCTGCATACTTTTCTGCATCTGCCTGTAGAGTATCAATAGTATTCTTCTGCAACTTTGCAGCAGTTTCTAGTTTTGCACTATTCTCTGTCAACGTCTGTATACGTGCTTGTGTGTCTTTATAGTAGTAGTATCCACCATAGACAACACCACCGACAAGACCAAGAACAAGTATTAGCATATAAACTTTTAACATATCACTTCCTATTTATCCTAGTGCAATTGCTAGTGCCGTTGCTTCTCCAGCAATATCATCTGTCGTTGCAACAGTTCCAGTTGTGCTTCCTAAAGTGAGAGTAACATCTGATGTAGATGCTGGGCCTATCAGAGTTACTTTGTTTGTTCCGTTATCACTATCCTCAAAAAATTCTATAAAACCAGCAGAGGATGAACCATTCTTTACAGATAGTCCAACACTGTGTACATCTTTTTGTGAGAATGTTGTTACACCATCAGATGCAATTGTAATAGCATCTGCATCAGAAGCAGAACCTATCGTGCCACCATCCTTAATAAGAATATCGTCTTTGAAAGTAACTATACCAGTAGAGGCAAGTGTCATTACATCTGCAACTGAAGCATTACCTATTGTACCACCATCTTTGATTAGTAAATCATCTACTAGGGTAACAATACCACTTGATGCAATTGTAATAGCAGTCGCTGCACTTGCAACACCTATAGTACCGCCGTCTTTAATTAGAATATCATCAACGAATGTTACTATACCAGCAGAGGAGATTGTCATTGCAGTTGCAGCTGATGCAGCACCAATTGTTCCACCATCTTTGATTATTATATCATCCTTAAACGTGACGATACCACCAGAGGATATTTGCATCGCATCCGTGGCACTTGCAGAGCCAATATCACCATCGTCTGCAACAACTAGATTTCCTTTGAGAGTTGCAGCTGTAAATGTTCCTGCTGTGACTGAGATGTTACCAGTTGCATCATTAGTTGCGGTAGTTGTGCCAACTGTAAATTCGTCTGCACTTTCATCAAACATAAAGATAGCATTGTCGCCAGTTGAGCCTCGCTCCATGATCAAGCCCATATCGTTTGCATTAGAGCCTGCTCCAGTGTTCAATTCGATTAGGGTATCTGAAACCTTCATGTTTGTGGTATTGACCGTAGTGGTTGTACCATTCACAGTGAAATTGCCTGTTACAACTAAATTTTGTGAAGCAGTTACATTACCAGAAGAATCAATTGCAATCGCATCTGTATCACCAGCAGAACCAATATTTCCATTATTTGCTATTACTAAATTACTACCAGAAGTAATAACTCCTGTTGTTGTAATAGTATCAATATACGCATCTTTAAATCTTACTGAGTTTGTACCCAGATCAACATCACTATCTGTTTGTGGGCCAAATACTCCGTCAGATACAAATACTTGTTCTGCGTTTGCTGCATAAAAATGTATTTCATCAGCAGTTTCAAAATCTATTTTAGTTTGATCATCTTCACCAATCTTAATATCAGTGGCAAGTAAAGATGTTATTGTTGTCTGTGCAGCTGCAAGTGCTAAATCTATTGTATTATCACCATCTTGATACGTGACTGTTATTCCTGTTTCAGTGTTACTCGAAAACATTGCTCCAGTTGTATCTGAAATAAACTCTGCAAGTGTGGTTCCATCCACAGTAATTGCATCTGCTTCAAGAGTACCATCTATATCTACATCACCAGAGATATCTAATGATGTTCCAATAATTTGTTGTGTAAATGTAACTTTACCATCTGAAGCGATAGCAATTGCATCAGCATCAGAAGTGTGTCCTATGTTTGTTCCATTGATAGCAATATTATCAACTGTGAGTGCAGTTAGAGTACCCAAAGAGGTTATATTTGTTTGTGCGGCTGTTGCAAGTGTACCAGCAATAGTGCCACCAGAAACATTGATACCAGCACTAAAGACAGGAATTTGATTCATAGTAACAACACCATCAGATGCAATAGCTATCGCATCTGTATCTGATGCACTACCAATATTACCAGCATCTGCAATTACAATTCCACCAGAATGAATTGTTTGTTGACTAAAGGTTGTTTTACCATCTGAGGCAATTGCTATTGCATCTGTGTCAGATGTGTGTCCTATATTTGTACCATTGATAGCAATATTGTCAACAGTCAATGCAGTTAATGTGCCTAGTGAGGTTATATTTGTTTGTGCAGCTGTGGTTAAAGTAACATCAGCAACGTAAGTTTTTATACGAGAAGCTGCGGTCTTTCTGTTCGTACCTCCAGCACCATCGTCAACAATGAATAGGTCTGCATCTGCTAACCCAGCACCGATATCCGTACCACCATCAATATCTAAACTAGTGATTGCAAGTGATGATAAATTTGCACCAACATAAGTTGCAATTTGGGAAGCATTAACTTTCTTTTCAGTTCCACCATCTGATATTGCAAAGTCATCTCCATCTGCAATAGTAATACCAGAGCCATCAGTCATATTATCAATGTTTAAAACTGCTTCTACATTACCAAACTCTAAAGCACTACCACCAGAGTTTACTTTTAAAACTTGACCAGCACTACCTATTGACAGTGATGCACCAAGACCACCATGAGTTAAACCTATAAATTCGCCCGACTGATATTCTGCAAGTCCTGTAGCGGTACTTCCATCAAAAACTGTTCTAATTGGAACTTTTACTGACATTTTTCTTTCCTATCTAAAATTCAAACAATTCTACTGACTTATCAGTTCTAGCATCACCATTACTTAGTATGAATGTATGACCACTATTTGTAAAAACAGAACGGTTTTTTAATGTTTTTGCGAATGTAAATGTTGCTGCAGCTGTAGTTAAACCACCGTCTTGTGTAAAGAGAGGAACATCTTTTGATGACTGACCAGACAAAACACCAGAGGTACTTGACTCAGGGACAGCAACTAAAAGTTCTTTACCAGCAGTATCTTTAGAACCAACAGGAAAAATTGCACCATCAGCTGAAATTGTAATTTGACCAGAACCATCTGATTTGATTGTTGCACCATCCAAATCAATAGTATCTGCTAACAAGAAAAGACTACCAAATCGTTTTGTTGGAGAGCCTAAATCAAAAACACCATTTCTATTTGGTATGATTGATGAGGAAAGTTCTTGTAATACTGTGTAGTCAAAATCTCTTGACCCGTTAACACCAGCCTCTAAAACTATCTCATCACCAGCATCTGTGCTAGAACTATCAGTGCCAGAAAGTTCTATATGATCTCCAGTGTTTGAAGAGGAACCATCTGTGCCGTCCATCAATAGTCTTAGACTTGTTACTGAAGGTTCTGAAGATACATATTTATCTGTTGTAGCATTATATTTAAGAATAAATCCATCTGCTTGACTACCAATGTCAATATCATCAGCATCTTTTATAGAACCAATACCTCCACCACCACCAGCTGCAAATCCTATCTTCCGAAGATGTTCATTAATTTTCTTTTTAAATTCTGAAAGTTCAGCATTAAGAGCTGGTTCTGCTTTAAAGGGTTTTGGATAATCATTTGAATTTTTTACTTCTTTAGCATAACGTGTGTCACCAATAGTTTTGATTGATTGTTTAATAATTTCACTAGGTTCTTCAACCTCTTCATCTAGTCCAAACGCTTCAACCTCTTCAACCTCTTTACTTAGAACTTCTTCAATTTTTTCTTCGTTCTTATCCTCTGAAATTTCTTCTACAGATTCAACACCACTTAATAAATCAGAAAATTCATCTAATTTATTTTTATCATCATCTGATAGTTTTATCTCATCAATAATTTTATTGACAGGAGACTCATCTTTTTTTACATACTCAGGGGTGCCAAACTTGAGAGGGGGCTCATCTTCTGGCAGTGGGTCTTTGATTTCACTGATAATTGTGTTTTTAGTTTCTTTATGAATAGTTTCTAACTCAGAGAAAAGATTTGCTAACTCTGATTGTGGATTTTTAATTTTGTTTTCGAGTTCAACTTCTTTCTTTTTTTTCTCTTCAGAAACGAGTTTAACAAATTCTGACAGGTCAGACATTAGATTTACTCAACAACTTTATAGCCCATTTTTTCGTATTTTTTGAGCTCTCTCTCTGGAACATTCATGACTGTCATGGTGCCAGGCTTTTTCATTCGATAGTATTGTTTGCCACCTTTGTCTGTGAAGATAGCAGACTTCCCAGCAGCAGTGCGAGATTTATCAAAGTCTCTTAGTTTTTGTAGAGGGGATTTTGCAGATTGAATATTGGCCATATCAACTTGTGGGCGAACTGCTCCCATGCTACCAGCACCATAGGACATTTCAGACATATCAGAAACAATAGACTCTACAAACTTTCCTCTATCTTTTTTGTTTTCTAGTCTCTTGAGTCTAGCCTTTTCTAATCTTTCACGATGTTGTCGATATGCCTTTGTTCGACCATCAATGAGTGTTTCTTTTTTCTTTTTCTTTCTGGGGTGTACTCCTGGCTCTCCCATTGGGCCAACACCTAGACCAGCAACACTTCCTGTACCCACTGCATTTGCAGGAGCATCTTCATCTATATCTGTTCCAGTAAATGGGGAAATCTCTCTCCATGTTGTCATTTGATGTCCTCCAAACTTACATATATTTCTTCTTTTGTTTTAAGGTGTATTACAGGGAAAATCTCAACACCTAGAATTGTATCAATAGGTGGTTCATCCTTAAAGACTGAAACCTTATCACCTTTCTTTGCAGTCAACTCTTCCTCTTCTTTATTTAGAATATCGTTAACGAGAACGTACTCGCCTTTAGGCAACACCTCACCGAATCCTATAATCTCCTCACTTATGGTATCATCAATCTCATAACCCTGCTCTTTGAGATACTTCATAAACTCTTTCTCAAATACGTCTGGGTCATCTACAGATTCTTTGAATGTGTCTTTGAGAAGAAACAGTGCAGCCGCATAGGTTCCCAACTTAGTTCTAAGGCCAGGCACCTTTCCGAAAATCTTTTTGATGTTAAATACTAACTTATGAAGAATTGTGTATGCGCTCTTTTCTTCAGAAGTTCTTAGTGGTTCTGGTTTAGTTTGACGAACACCCCTAACAGGTGGTGGCATGATACGATTGCCATTCTCATCTATAATACCAAGTTTATAGGCATCTGTTTTTTCAAATGGTGTGACCAGTAACTTTATAAATCTATAAGTTACAAATAAGTCTATCGCTCTTCCCATTACAGTTTCCTTAAAATATCTAAAACTTTTTGACTTTCCCTCACATCTTTTAGTTCATCATTCCTTATAATATTTAGGTATAATAAAAAAGACTTGAGTGTTTCCCAATACTCTTTTTGTATCTTAAAGAGTAAAAGTGTCACGCAAGCCTCTGGGCCAAACAGATTATTTAATATGATGATATGATTAAGTAAAAGTCTTTCTTTAAGTATGCCACTGTCTTTATGCTTACGCAATAGACGTTTGATATACTTAAATCGTTTCATATCATCATGAAACTCTTTTTCCCCTTCACACTGTGGGTTGTCATAATGCTTAATTGCAAACATCATAACATTATCAGTAGTTATGTTTTCATACATTATTCAATGTGAGCACGAAGCCTACATTGATTAGTATCTGTTTTTTCATAACTAATATGTAGGGAAAGTCCACCCTCAACAATGTGAGACAATCCATCATCATTCAAAAATTCATCATGTGGTGTATCTACATCTTTTCCAAATCGACCACCAAATGCTGTAAGTGGATATGACATTGATCCTTTACTCTCAACCATTGAATCATCATCAATTTGATCAAAGGTAAGACCAAGATTATTAAGTGAACCACGAATCCTGTGAATAGCAGAATATGGATCAACCAACTCTTCTATACAATATCGACCAATAATTGAATTGATTTTACTGATAACAGAGGGAGAATAACCAACGGCATATCTTCCATATTGTGGTTGTAATCCTCCACCACCACGGCTTGTCTCTGAGAGCATTTCTTTAAACTTTTTCATTCTTCTTTTCCTTCTCTACAGGAACTTGATCTCTAATCTGCTCTTCCAACATCTCAGGTTTTTTAGTCAAAACTTTTTTAATTTTACCGACTGTATCTTTGACCTTATCGTTTAGAACTTCTGAAAGAACTTCCATCTTTATCTCCATGAATAAAATAGTGGGGGGCACAAGGCCCCCACACCATAACTGATATTAAGTAATATCAATAGTCGTAAGACCAGTGTAGTTGGTAACTGTGATGTTAGCCGCAATCGAAATAACAGCAAACGCAGCACCTGTCCACAGAATGGTCATTGTCTCACCAATACCTTGGAATGTGTATGTTACACCTTGTCCAAGAGTAGTTGTGAGGTCAAGGTCTGTTGTATTCGTTGTAGAAGTAACGGCAAACATCTTGATTTGACCAGTTGTTGTGGAGTTAGCAAGTGTCAACAGTGCATCAGCGTCTGCACCATCAATCAATGAAATTGCTTCTGTAAGAGCAACTGCACCGTCAGCATCGTATGTAACGACACTATTAAGTCCCAAGAATGTTGGAACTGCGTTGAAAACACTGGCAACAGTGATTTTCTTGTTAATTGGTGTTCCCGAAGGATCATCAATTACGTGGAATAGGTCTGTAGACGCAAGACTTCCACTGGCCAGCTCTGTAAGAGCTGTAATTTTCTTATCAGCCATTTGGCTTCTCCTTATCTAAACCCCACTATTGGGGAATGTTACTGTGGTTATTTATCCACATCACCTGAGTCAGAAACCAATTCTGGCTCTTCATCATATTCTTTAAGAAAAACATCGCATTGTTGCAAAG